TCCAGAAATGGAATCAGAAGATGCAAATGAATCAAATCCAGCCCCAGTTGGAGATCCTATGAAAAATGAAGTAAATTGGCCAGTAACAAAGTCAGAAAATGGCGAAGATTATGAATCAGATAACGAAGAAGAAGATAAATGGGACAATTTGACCAAGGCATGCTGGTCTGGATATAAGCAGGTTGGCATGAAAGAAAAGAATGGTCGTATGGTTCCAAATTGTGTTCCAGTAGATAAAGTTCAAAAGTCTTTGTTTAGTAATTTAGACCCATATGATTTGGTTAAACGTAAATTCTCTTCAAAGCAAAGAGAAGAAATGGCTGCTTCTGGACAAGCAATGCCAGATGGATCTTATCCAATTGCTAACCGCACAGATCTTATGAATGCAATTCGTTCATGGGGTCGTGGTGGAGCAGACCCCAAGGTAAAAGCACATATTAAGCGTCGTGCAAAGGCACTTGGCGCATCAGATATGATTCCAGAAAACTGGAAATAAGTATTGACATAGCCGCAGCAATTCCTGTATAATATATATATTGGGATGCTGCGGTTTAGTCTATAAAAAGGAAAATGTTAAACCTAAACTTACAAGGTGTAGAAATCTTCATAAAGAAATCGCAATCAGAAAAAATAAATTCTTTCTGGGAAAATTATGATCTTCTAATATGGAATAAAAACACAAATGGATATACAAGCAAAAACGGCATGTTTCGAATGAACTCATGGGGAACGGCTGAAAGAATAACCGTTAACGAAAATGGAGTATGGAAGCTACCTATAAAGTATGTCAAATATTTTAAATGATTTAGGTGTAGATACAGAAGATTTTGATTGGTGGCATTTAGCAGTATGCCGTGGAATGGAAACAAATCTATTCTATGATAAATACGAAATGGATGCCAATATAGCAAAGAACATAGACGATGCATGCATGTCATGCCCAGTCATGAAAATGTGCTATCAATCTGGAACAGATAACTCAGAATATGGTGTTTGGGGTGGAGTTTACTTATCATCTGGAGAGATAGATAAGTCTAAAAATCTACACAAGTCCCCAGAAACTTGGAAGAAGTTAAGGAGCAAAGGTGTCATCTAGTCATTTTTACGACGATAATCATTTCAAGTATGGAATAAATCAATGGACTGGTGAGCCTAATAAGCCTGTATTTTATAATGAAGAAATGAAAAAGAAAATTAGAGAACTGAAAAAACCTGGGATGCTTATCATGGATATTGCAATGTACCCAGACTTTCTAGCAATCAGATTATACGAAGATAATTTTTTACAATTCGACGGAATCAAAAAAGAACAAGTAATCGCTTATGTTGATAAAGTTAAAAAAGTAATAGAGTCATTTGGTGTAAGATGTGAGTTAGAAGGGGTTCCAAGTGCAAGAGTTCTATGAGATAATTAATGTTGTGTATATTTATGAAGAAAAAACATACGGAACAGTGGACCAACTTGGAGCTTTTGCGTCATTGGTAAAATATAAAAAAGACGGAATTGATTACGAAGAATTGTTAGAAAATGACGAGTTCGCTATAGTAGACGAAATCGTATTTCATCACGTAGAGGAAAACAATGGATAAGATATTATGCTACAGCTGTAACAAGAGCAAGCATAAATTAAATGCAAAGAAATCATCTTTGCTTCCAATTAATCTATTGATGTGTGAAACATGCATCAATTCAAAATTTGAACCACGGTGGTTGATAATTTTGGCTGGAAGATCAAACGGCGCTGACCATGTAAGAGAGTTTGTTCTTAAAAAGCGATATATTGGAAACGAAATATCTGCATCTGAATTATTAGTTTAAGCCCATTTTAGGGTATAATTAATTTATTATGGATTATACCTCTATCGTAATAGCCCTATTGGCTGCCGTATTTTCAGGAATGGGAACGGCAATTATAGCAGGCTTAAAAGAATCCAAAAAGGAAAAAAGGCGGCAGGCTGAGCGGGAGCAGGATCACCTTAAATTAGAGATAAAAGACCTTAAAATAGCCCTATACCAGCTTGAAAAGGAATTAACTGACTGGAAAGATAAATATTATGACTCCATCCAGGAATTAATTCAGGTTAAATCCGAATTAGAAAATGCTCTGGTCCAGCTTAATATTATTGAATTAAGGGATGTAGACTCGGAATATTAGAAATAGTACAATAGGGTATATGACCTGTATAGTAGCCCTATCTGTAGGAAATAAAGTCGTGCTTGGCGGAGACTCCGCAGCATCAGACGAGAAATCTGGTTTAATCCTACAAACAACAGATCCAAAAGTTTTTAAAGTAGGTCAGTTTGGCATAGGCTTTGTTGACTCTTTCAGAATGGGTCAAATTTTACAATATAATTGGACTCCACCAATTTACAAGCCAACTGCTGGTTATAAAAACTTAGATAAGTTTATGCGTACTAAATTTGTTGAGTCCGTTAAAGAAGCATATCAAGAACACGGATATGGAAGATTTGGTCAGAATACAGAAGACGGAGATGAAGGCGGAATAATAATTATAGCTGTGCAAAATACTGGAAGAATATTTACAATGGATGTAGATTATCATGTGTCTGAGGTCGATGTAGATTATTTGGCGGAAGGTAGTGGACAACAGGTAGCATTAGGATCTTTATTCTCTACAAGTACAGTTAAAACCCCACGTAAGCGTGTTAGAATGGCATTAGAATCAGCGGCCAAGTTCATTATGAGCGTAAGAGGGCCCTTTACAATCATAGAGGTATAGAGGTATAATAGGAGTATGAAGTGGCTGAATCGTTTAGCCGCCCTACTGTTTGGACTTATTGCAGTAGGTTTAATAAGAGACTTCCTAAATAAACATACTGTAATAGTTTTTGAAAAACAGGAAGATCAAGAGGATGACGAAGACATGGAAGACATAGTTAACTTAAAACCAGAAAACTATGATAATGCTATGGATCTTCGTGGAGCTCCGACACATGTTTGTCCATGTGGATGCAATATATTTAATGTAAAAGTAATTTTTAACGATAATGAAATTGCTACATATTTTCTTGACATGGAATGTGCAAACTGCGGTAGTTTGGCTACCGCCCCTACACCAGTAGATCACACAGAAGGATTAGATAATTGAGAAAATCAGAAAGACTAAGATTAGCAGAGTTAGAATTAATTAGACTTAACTATGAATTAGAATATGTTAAAGCAATGCTAGGAGCATTGATTGATATAGGTGGATTAAAAGTACCAGATATGGACGCTGGAAAATGGTATACGTCCAAGAAACAACGCCCAGATATTCCTAACAACTAGTATTGACGATCTAGTTGTAATTTAGTAGAATAGGCAACATGAATAAAAAACTAATAACTGCCTTTATGGCGGCAATACTCTCTATCACAACAATCAATATGGCACAGGCTAACGAGCCTAAGCCTGCAACGGTGGCAATCCTAGATACAGCATTGAACGCAAATTTGTCTGTATTTAAAGATAAGATTGTTCACGAAGTATGTATTCTTGAATGGAATTCTTGTGCAAATGGATCTAATTTTATGGAAGGTCCAGGGGCAGCATCAATGCCAGCACAATTTATGTCACGAAATGGTTTTGATCATGGCACCAAAATGGCCCATGCCTCAGTACTGACAAACCCAAATATTAAAATTGTTTTTGTACGAATTATTGGAGCAACCCCAACAGGAGTACGACAAATTGCTAATGAAGATACCTTCGTAAAAGCTTTAAATTGGGTCTTTGCCAATAAGGATAAATTTAATATAAAGGCTGTTGCCTTATCACAGAGCCACCACAATTTATCTCCAATGGCTAACTATTGCCCATCAACACCAAATACAGAAAAAATGATATCTGCATTAGATGCATCAGATGTACCTGTATTCATTGCTGCTGGAAATATGCGTGATGCTAAAAGAATTTCTTGGCCATCATGTATCCCACAATCAGTAGCAGTTTCTGCAATTTCTGTGACCGACGGACCAGCAGTTTATACTAACTATGACTCTAAGCTTACAGACATGTTTGCTTTGGGCAGATTGCGACTAATAAACCCAGACGGATACTTATTCAATGAAGATGGCACATCTGTCTCTGCTCAAATTGCAGCATCAATTTACATTGGATTAAGAAATAAATATCCTGCATATACAAAACAGCAGGTCTTTGATTTTATGAAATCGAAGTCATATCCTGTAAAAAGTAAAACTATTTTAGGATATGTTGTTAACAAAGAGGCTTTAAATGGCTAATCAAGTCACCGTTCTTGAAGAAATAATTGGTGATGTTGCTATTGCGTTGTATCAGAAATGGTACAACGCAATGCCACAAGAGGAAAAAAATGAGATGGCAGAAGCAGCATTAAAAAAGAATGCACAAGAAACTACTTTATTTGTAATTCAAATGTTTATGGATAAATTTAATCAAGCAGCAGAAGAATTAAAAAATCAAGACTAGTATTGACTAGCCTTATATTATTTAGTAAGATAGGAACATGCAAACATTTCTACCAGAGGCGGACTTTGCTAAGACAGCTAAACATCTAGATCGCAAGCGTCTTATCAAGCAAAGCGTAGAGAATCTTCAGGTTCTCAAATCATTGGCTGGATATTACAACGAGTCAGGCGCTTGGGTAAACCATCCAGCAGTCAAAATGTGGGAGGGTCATGAAGATTGGCTATTCCTATATAATGAAGCAATCATTAAGGAAATCTTAATGAGAGGTTACAAGAATTCAACAAGAGAAACATTTGATCAGATTTATCAGGACAACTTCCTAATGCTTGAGTCAAATGAGCCTTGGTGGCTTGGAGATGAGCGTTTACACTACTCACATAAGGGTAGATTGTATGAAAAAGACCCAGACAAGTATTATTTCTATTCAGAGTTTGCGGACTACCGTGAACTAGGGTATACTTGCTGTGAATCTTGCAGTTACTATTGGCCAACTCATGCGGAGGATAATAATGAATCTAACTAATGAAATCTTTAGTAAAGCTTTAGAGGATAACAAAATTCTTATTGTAGATTTTTGGGCGGATTGGTGTGGACCTTGTTTAAAGGTTGCTCCAATACTAGATGAAATAGCAAATGAGTATAATATACAAATTGCTAAAGTTCATGTAGATGAACAACAAGATTTGGCTGTAAAGTATGACATTTCAACTATACCAACATTAATAGTATTTGAAAATGGAGTACCAGTCAAAAAAGTGGTTGGCGCACAGCCTAAACACAAACTCGTGAAAGAGTTTGAAGGATGGATTTAACATACAGTGAATGGATGACATACGGGGTTAAAAAAGGTTGGTGCGGACCTCCTGTATGTTATACCCATGACGGACTACCAATGTCTAACGAAGAAGATATGGAGTTTGGTGAAGGCCAAGATCCGTGTATGCATATTGTTCGTATGTACGAAGACATTGCAATGAAAGAAAGAATAGAAGATAACCATTCCCCATCTAATTGGCGGAATTCGTACACAAAATAGGTTTCTGGTTCACAAAGAGTCAGAATAAAAAAGGAGAAATAAATTAAATGAAATCATTTAAGAAACTCGCTCTAGCCTTGGTTGCAGCCTTGACTATGGGCACACTCGTAGTGACACCTGCAAGTGCCAATACAGTATCCGTTGATGTAACAACTGAGATTTCTGGTGCAGGTACAGCAGCGTCACCTTTTACAGTTAAGGTTCCTTCTGACAACGTAGTTAGCGTTGCAGACACCTCAACTGTCACAAACAATGAAGCTCTTCTACTAACTGCTACAGTAGTTGCTGGAACACCAGTAACATTTACTGCAGTAGGAAATGTAAAACTAGTATCTGCAATTGGAGCAACTGTCTCAGCATCTGCTGGATCATCTTCAATTACAGTAACTCCTGCTTCAACAACTGCAAGTGTATATGCTTTCACAACATCTACTTCAGCATCTGCTGTAACAGTATCTGTTGTTGGAGCAAGCACAACTCTATATCTTAAGGGTGTAGCAGGACCTGCTTACAACCTAAAGATGACAGTACCTACCTCAGGAAATATCTCTGGCAAGGTAACTGCAACATTTGAAGTTTCTGATATTTTTGGAAACGCCGTAGCGGACACAGTAACAGTAACCACTCTTGGTGGTGCGACTGCTGGAACCGTAACTGCTGATGCTCTTGTCACAGGCAAGTACACATCAGACATCACCCTACCTGCAACTGCTGGAACAATAGCAGTTGGAGCATCTATTACTGCTCCGACAGCAGTTCCAACAATCGGACTTGCAGTAACATCACAAACAGCAATCGTAACTGTTTCTGATCTTTCATCCGCTCTCGCAACAGCTAATGCAGCACTTGCTGCAGAAAAAGCTGCTCGTGCTGCTGATGCAACTGCTGCCGCTGCTGCTCTTGCTGCTGCTGTAAAGGCAGAACAAGATAAGGCTGCTGCTGCTGCAATTACTGCCGCTGCAGATCTTGTCAAAGCAAATGCAGAAATTGCTAAACTTAAGGCTGATGCAGTAACCGCTAAGGCTGCTGCTGATAAGGCTCTTGCTGATGCTACTGCTGCACACGCTGCAGAATTAGCAAAGGTAAAGGCGGACAATGATGCCGCTATTGCTGCCATGAAGAAGGCGTTCAATTCACTTGCTACCAAGTGGAACAAGAAGAACCCAACTGCAAAGGTTGCTCTAGTAAAGTAATCTAATTAAATATTGGGGCAGGACTTAGGTCTTGCCCCTTTATTTTATAAATGCTAGAATACAGATATGGAATGGGATAATTTCGCTGTAATTAAAAAACAGTTTATAGATGACCTAGTTCATGAGTTAAAAGATTTAGAATTACCCCCAGAGTGGAAACCAAGAGAGGTTCTTGGTTATGTAATTAGAAAAATAGAAGATAAAGGTAATAAAATATAATGTGGAACAAATTAAAGTCATGGTTATTTCCAAAGGAAAGTGATTTTGTATACACCCCTTTAGTTGTGAAAGAGCCTGAAAGAAAGGTGGTAGTCGTGAAGAAAGCTGCTGCTAAGAAGTCACCTGCTAAAAAGAAGGCTCCTGCAAAGAAGTCTCCAGCAAAAAAGACTGTCAAGAAGACAACCAAGAAGAAGTAAATGGGAAAACACCACGAGAAAATTGCAGCATCTCTTGAGATCCGACGCAGGAATCACAAGGGACCAGGCGGTAAAGTACCAGGATCTATGAATAAAAAGAAGACTGGCTATAATCGTGTAAAGGCTAACGGCGCAAAATAATGTCATATGTAGAGAAGTGTGAAATCAAGGGATGCGAAAATGAAGCTACCAGAATTTCAAGCACAGAGTCTAAATATGTAATGATTTGTGATGATTGTTGGCACGAAAAGTATAAAAACTAGGATAGCATGTTTGATAAATTGATAGATATGATCTGGAGGGCTGTAGATAGACTCTACGCCCTCCCAGACGATTTCTTTGATTTTGAGGACGATGAAAATGCTATAATAGAGGAATGAGCGGCCTTCTAGACCCGCTTAAATATAACCTATAGGAGAAATAAAATGTCAGACGGAATCAATACAACTGGTTTCAACCAGACAGGAGAACAATCAGGATCAAATAACATTGATGCTAAGTATTCTCCAAATCCAAAGGCAGCTTTCCCAGCGAAAGATGTCTCAAATCAGGCAACAGCACAAGGACCGAAGTAATATGTGCGTTGAATGTGGATGCGAAAACGTAGGCAGCCAAACTGGAATGACAAAGATTCCAGGCGGTATGCTTGATGTAACACGTGACGGAGAAGCAGGTTTAACTCTAAACATGACCGCTTCTCAACAGGAGAGATTGCGATTCATTAATGAGTAACGGAACAGGAATGGTTCCGCCTCCAAACAGTGAGCCATCAGGTGCTGTTACTTCGCAAGAAGTTGGACGCAAGAAACCAAGTCAAGGAAAATTTAGATCTGGTATCCAAGATAAAAGATCTGTAGTAGTAGATCGTAATCGTCATGGTATTCGTAGGGAAACAACAGTAGTACCTAAGAAAACCAGACCAAAAAAGGTATAAAGGATTCCCCCGCTAATGGCTTCTAGCTGTGGTGGGGGAACTTATTATGTGTAGAGAATGTGGTGATTGCACCAAAGAACACGATAAGACTATCGATGATTCTATTGATAATTTAGAGAATGTAGGATTATAATGGATTTGCAGGCGGCAGAAACAGCTCACAAGAAAAAAGAAGAGGCAAAAGTAACATGGAAATGCCCATGTAATGGATGTGCCAAGGCGGTAAAACAAGAGCGTCAAAGAATAATCCAGGAAATAGAAAATATTAATCTTAATAGTCCATCACAATTAAATGGACTCGGAATGAAAATTCTTGTAATGGAGATAGTTAATAAGAAAAATGCGTAAATATCTATTTAGATGTAAAGAATGCCAAACCCTCATGACAATTGAGACGGAATTGGAAGATCGCTATATCCATCAAGTCCCGCCATGCCCCTGTGGCAAAGTTAGAATGACAAATATGGCTAGCCCAGAATATGCATACGGTGAAACTAAACAGTTTAAAGTAATACATGAAATTAATCTAGGCATAGAAGAGGTAGAGAACCCAGACACATGTCTATGCCTGGACTGCCAGGTATCACGTGGTGGCTTGTAAGCACGTCTACGAGTACGTTAACGTACCTATCTGCCCAGACTGCGGTAGAGATACACATGAGCCAGACAGAGAGCTTCACAGTAGGCTGTTTAAGGAATACTATGTCTCAGATGCTCCCAAGGCCTATATATGCCCAGTAGAAGGCGGAACCATAAGGGGCTGGTGGTCTATCTGAAATACGCCCTAGGAATACTCTTAGTTATATTCATTGTGCTTAATTACTTCGCATATCTACAACAATAACCTATTGACCAATTTATAGTAATTTACTATAATATACACTATATTGCCCAAAAGTGAAGCGCAAAGTGCGAGAAAGAGAGAAGGCGGATGTTCGACTATAAATCAGCAATGGAATCAGGCCATGCCTTCAACAAGATCGTCGCTATGCGACTAGAATCAGAAGGAATTTTGGCGGAAGTTCCAGAGTTTTCATTTGCCAAATCAAAAGAAGAAATCAAAGACTATACCCTCAATGATAAGGATATTATCGTGGGGGAAGAAATAATTGAGGTCAAGAGCAGAAATCTATTCTTTACAGATAATCCATCATCCTTCCCCTATGATGAATTAATTGTAGATACAGTTTCAGGTTATGAGGCAAAAGAAAAGAAGCCTTTGGCTTATGTTATGGTAAGTCAGAAAACAGGAGGGATGTTTATTATTCCCACCGCCTTTTCAGCTTCATGGAAGATAGAGAAGAAATACGATAGAGAGAGAAAGCATGAAGATTTCTTCTATTTAGTTTCAAAGAGTTTTGGTCGACCATTTTTACAATTGGTTAATAAATTAAAAGGAGCGGTATGAACGAGGAAAGACCCACATGTGATCTATGTAATATGTATTTTGATGCAGATATATTCTGGGAATGGCATAAGGTAGATAATTATATGGTTATGTGCAGAAATGGTGAAGGCAAAAAGCTACCAGAAAAAGAAGAGTTAGCGTTAAAGATGCTTGCAGAATATGCAGACAAAATTGAGAAGGAATCAGAATGAGCATAGAAATAAATAAGACTAAATTCATTCCTTTGCGCTGGCTTGCAAATATCTGTGGAGATATTTCAGGTTGGGCAATTATGAAAATATCCTATCAGGATGAACTGGAGGATTTTGGGTGGCGGTACAAATTACACTCAACTATTTGGAAGATAACATGGCCAATATATTATAGATTTGGAACTATGTATGCATGGGATTTTGATTTAAGCGGGGATGGCTGGAATGATTATGATGAAGATGGAGTTCCATATTGGGAGAAAACTGGGGCGGTAGATCCAGATTATTCTGGGTGGGAT